TTTAAGCGAAGCGGTTCAGCAGTTCTGCAAAGCGCAGGACGAAATACTCGATCCTGCACTGGTGGTCGTTGAGTCTGTTTCCACGGACTGTATACAGTGCCGTGTTCCCACCAAAATCTACGACCACGAGTCAACGCACACGTCTTTGGCCGAAGTCAGGTTCAAACTGAATCCGGCTACGAAGGCGTGGAAACGCTGTTAGCGCTTCGGGCGAGGATGCAGTTCGAGGTCGGCCTTCATGTCGAGCGGATCGTTGTAAGCCAAGCGCCCGGCAAGGAAATCAACCACGAGTTTGCGGCATAGCTGACGTGTGGAATCGACGCCCATCGGTTTTTCACGATTGCGAATTTTGGCCAACTCACCTTCCTGATCATCGGTGATGCGGAAGGAAATAACGGTCGGACGGTTGGTCGTCGTCTTTTCTTTAACTGCTGTATTTTTAGCCATGTTTTGGAAGAACTGAATTTTTGTAAATCCAAGTCGGTAAAATGGTTCTTTCTGTATAGCCGCCACCAGCGGTAGTTAATAAAATAATATGGCTCAAACTCCCATAAACGCACTGATGAAGTATGCCGGGCTGATCGGCACCAGTGGCGTCCGCACCGGCTCTCTGGTTCCTCGCGCCAATACGCCCAATGCAGATCAGCAGTTGTGGAACGAATTTCAGCAGGCGGGCCGTGTAGCCGATCCTGACATTTGGACGAAGTACAACACGGTCATGAAGCGTCCGACCACGTTCGACGCGATGCTGACCTTGTGGGACGAAATGTCGACGTGGGATTTGATTGCAGCAGCTTTGGTGGAAATTGTAGACGAAGCCACTCAGACGGATGCCAATTCTCCGGGCACGCTCTGGTATCAGTGCAACGATCAGGCGTTTGAGGAGGAGTTGAACGACATGCTGGTTCGGCTTGAAGTCGAACAAATCCTTCCATCGCAGGTGTGGCATATCGCAGCGCTGGGTAATCACTTTGAAAAAATAGAGTATGCTCCGGTCGAGGGCGTATTGGGTCTTTCCTTCATTCACCCGACGGAGATGCGCCGGTATTGGCTGGAGCGTAATCGTAAGGTGATCGGTTACCGCTGGGCCGGGCATAAGCCGAACAAGGAAGATGTGTTCGTAATGCCCGATAATCAGACGCCCGTCGAGCGTATCTCGATGAACAACGGTCAGTCATTGGAGGAACTCTGGTACCCATGGGATTTTATGCACTTCCGGCGCATGTTCCGTATGCGCATCAGCGAGCACGGTGAACCCATTTTTGCGGAAGCGGACGGAATTTACAAGAAACTTCGGTTGGCAATCGATCAAATGGTCGTTTTTCGTGCTCAGGTGCAGCCGGATCGCTACGCCATCAACATCGACGTTCAGGAGCAACCGCCCATCGAGCAGATGAAGACCGTGCAGCGTTGGCGGCAGGCCCTGCGCAGCAAGCTCTCCTTCGGCCAGCAGGGAGACCCGGACAAATTCAACAGCGCCTCGGATTTCACGAGCTATTACAACGCGATGGCGCTGGACACGATCATTTACCTCGCGCAGCCGAAAGGCTTCCAAAACGCCATCGAGAAGCTGCCCGGCACCCCGGACGTGCCTGATGTATACGACATCGAACTTTTGACCGATCTGTTTTATTCGATCATTGGTATGCCCCGGTCGTGGTTCGGCGGTGGCGGTGCCAATAAAGAGGGTGGCGAAGCTCCCTCGGGCAAAGCCCTGCTTGCTCAGGACATCCGCTTTCTCCGCAAGATCAAGTCCATTCGTCGTCCGATCATCAACACGTACCAGTGGCTGGCTTACTTCCACGCCGTGCTGAAGGGCAAGAACATCGAGCAGTTGGACATCAAGGCCATGATGCCACCCATCGGCAGCTTGGAAGAGCAGATGAAGCTGGAAATGCTCCAGTCACAGGCACAAGTGCTCGACATCCTCGCGGACGTGATGGACAAATACCGCTTGCCCAAAGAGGCGTGGATCGAAACCATCTTCAAGCGCTACATGCACCTGCCCGACGATGTGGTGAACGTTTTCATCACGGCGCTCCCCGGCGAAATTGACCAGCAACAGCAGGAAAGCAAGCAGCCTGCACCTTTCGAGTACAAGTTGATCCGTGAGGTTGATGAGCTACTGAACACGCCGCACGGCAAAGCCAAGCTGAGAGCGTTGCGTGAGTGCGTATACAAACGCCTACCAGATCGCACTCACGGCCAGCGCCGAATGAAGTTCACCGAAGTGCTCCAGCCTCAACCGCTCAAGGAACTCGACGTGGTTGTGTCCAGCTTCGGTAAACACCCGTTTGAACTGAAGCGCAATGCTGAGAGCAGCGGCAGCCGGAAACACGTTGGTGGTGTTATCACCAAGATGCTGCATGAAGCGGTCGGCAAGAAATTTGAGGACGAACCGATCACTGAGAGCACGCCGACAGAGATTCAACCGGAGCCGTATTACCGTCGCTGGGTAAGGTAAAACATCATGCTCACGATTACTGATTTTCAAGGTAATAACCTGTTGTATTCGCCACCGGCAGATTCAAAACTGCTGGCGTCGGCTCCAACGGGCGCGCCTTTTAAGATCAATGTGATGGTGGAGGAAAATGATCCAACGCTTCCCCACGCTTACATCAACGGCACCGTGGACTGGCATGACGGATCGCGCCCAGTAGTTTATTCCGGTACCGGTACCCTCGCCATCGAGACCACCAAATCGCTGCTGCCGGGTGATTACTTTATCAGCGTGGTGGGCCAGAACTTTGTCGCGCCCGCTCCATCGGTTGTGGAAGTGAACTACTTCGTCACGGTGATCCCAAGCGGGCTGCAAGCGCCTCCTGCCAATGTTCTGATCGGCCCCATCCTTCCGAAGGACGAAGGAACACCGAATGCTGAACAGTGGGATTTCACTACTTCAACCGACATCAACATTCTCGTGTCGTCGCTCAAAATGCTGCTGATGACCAACAAAGGTGAACGCCTGATGCTGCCTGAGTACGGCACGACTTTGCGCCAGATCATCTTTCAGCAAAACGTGGCTGGCATCGAGAGCATGATCCAACAAGAGATTGTTGACGCTGTCACGGCGTGGGAGCCTCGCGTTGTTTTGCAGTCCATTAGCGTGGATCGCCGGGAGAATAAGTCGGTGGTGGTCACTGCCGCTTTTATTTCCAAACTCAGTCAAACCGGATTTTCCACGAACTTGATCTTCCAACCATGAATTCAGACGGGAATGCCACTATCGACCGGCGCTCATTCGTGACGCGCTTCATGTCCGAAGCCGGGCTCACATACTCGGAAGCCTGCCGCGTATACGAAGTGATGTGCCGTACGTTTGAAGACGGCGTGGTTACGGGCAGCAAGATCAGGATCGGCAAAGTCGGTGCGATCACTCCCATCTGGAAGCCTGCGCGGGAGATCAACATGCACTTTCGACGCGGCAAGGGCCAGACCGTCGAGACAGGCGTTCATCGGACATATTTTGTCGATGGCCGCTACACTTTCAAATTCAACCTTTTTGACAGCTTCGTGCAGTCCCACCAATTAAAGTGGTTCATGGACTTCCCGCAAAGCTGACGATAGTTACATCATGGCGATTAAACCTGTTAGCCTGCCCGCAGGGGCTGGTCTCGATTACGGCAAAGGCGACGTACGTCACTTCTCTCCGGGTGACGCTGTGGACGTGCCCGGACTGGCCAATCCCACCCGGTATCTCGCTCAGCGCGACAACGAATTGGCCGACAAGGTGAATGAGGTCATCGGGGTCGTGAACAATCAGGAGCAGTTTGTGCCGCTTCCTATGGTGCGTACGATCGTACCGCCTAATGAAGAGGTCATCGTCACCAATTACCGCATTCCGCCGGGGTTCGAGTCGCGGGTTCTGGACGCTGCGATCAGCGCGACACCCTCTTCCACGAACATCACGCTGAACGTCTATTATTCGCAGGGCTTTGGTAACAACACGGGTCTCAATGTCATCACGACAGCCAATGAGTTTACGGGCGGTGTGAAGTTTTATCAGACAGGTGAGTTCATTGTTACCCTCAAGAATACCGGCCCGATTTCTTTGGAGCTTTCTGCCAGTGTCATGCTGACTGTTCGGCCTGTCGGCGCGCAAGGCACGCTGCTGGTTGGAACGATCATTGAAGGCCCGAAGGGTAATCCCGGCATGACAGGGCCGCCCGGCCCGGCGGGGCCTCCGGGCACCGGTGGCGCAGGAACACCGGGCATGGTGTGGCAGGGTGCGTGGACAAACGGTAACCCGTACAATCCGAATGATGTGGTGAGCTACTCACTGTTCGGCAGCATTACGTCCTCGTTCATCTGCCGAGTTTCCAACACCGCTCAGATCGGCGTCAATGATCCTCAGACAGACGACACCGTGGTTTGGAATACTGTAGCCATGGGTGGCGCTACTGGCGTCGGTCAGCAAGGGCCGCCGGGAGCCATCCTTAATGCTCCTGTGATAGATTTCAATCCGCTCAACGGTACGCTCATCACTGGCGCTGACTTCGTGGCAGGAAACGACACGAATGATGGCTATATTGGTACCAGCACGTACAGCGCTAGTGGCACGTTCCCCACTCTGTCTCTTACGGAGTTTTCGATTTCATCCGGCACCACGGCAGGTAACACGCTGGCCATGCTGTTCGGAAGTCCCAAGCTGTATTTCAAGGGCCACGGCACTATCCGTTTGCCGAATACGAACGACGGGGCCGCTTTCAATTACAGCAACGCCCTCATTCAAGTGACCGTCGAGGATAATGGCACCAGTATTTCAAACGTGAGCGTGGGAGCCCAGACAATCATCTCTTCAGGCACAGGTTCACCAGTCGTCTCGTTCGGCACGTTCCAAACCACCGCTGCAACCGTGACCAATACTCACGCGGTATCGACCTACAAAGTGTCGTTGCCGCAGTCGGACGTAGTGATCACGGTGGTTGATCCTAACCCAGTCAAAGTTCAGATCAGCGTCTTCGGCGCGCAGAACGGTTAACCGTGGAATTGAACTCGGAAGAGGTCGGAGTTGGCTTCGGCTCCCAGTGAATCGGTAACTTTGCAGTACCAAAACAGATTTTTGTTGGTGCCTGAGATGTTGCGGATGTTGGTGAGCGTGAGCGTGCTGAAAGGTGACAGCGTCGAAGTGACGAAGCTGATTTTCACCGTGTAGCCGGGGTCTTGAAAGTCCGTGGCGCTGGCGGGCAGAAGGACACCCGACTGCACCGGATCAACGTCTTCTCGGTAATACCATCCAAATGTATACGGTGCAGTGCCGCCAGAAGCGGTGCACAGGATGGGAAATCCACTCGGGTGCTGGCTCGTAAAGCTGCCGAGGCTCGACGGAAAATAAAGATAGTTTGTAGACAGCGTGGATTTCACTGGCTGTGGGACACCCTTGATACTGGTCTCACATGGAATCTCGTATACTTGACCGCTAAATTGAAACTGCACCACGAAGCGTGCGACCAGATTCCCGTTGGTGTCGAACGTATTGCGGTTGGCAACGGTCATGCCGCCGTGGGCTTCCCAGTGGCCCAAACGTGTGTGCGGAAGCAGCACGTCAGATTCTGTGGCGGTGGCGGTTTGGAGTGCGAGCGACGTAAAATCAGTGACCCAAGCGCCACTTGAAACCGTAGCCACGCTCTCTGAAGCAAGCGTGATCTGTCCGCTGCTTGGCGGTTGAGGTTGAAGCGTAGTCAGGTTGGCGGGCGCATAATAAATCACTCCGTCCACGTAAAAGGTGACAATGAAATTTCCCACCACGTCACCGTTGGAGTTTCGGTACTTCGTGAAATCATTACCGTCGGCGTCGACAAAGCCGGGCCAAAGATTGATACCGTGCGCCAACGAAAGTGAGTCGTTGATATGCTGCGTCAAATTCGCGGCAGTATCATTCAACACGAGCTTGATGTCGTTGAGCGAGGTCTGAGTGATGACGTTTTTCTGAGCCATTATTTGTGCTTCTTGGCTGGTTTGAACGCAGACACCACCAACGTTCCATTACTGCTGACCACGGTGCCGTTGGCGTTGGCGACAATGACGCGATACGAAGCCGCATCGCTCGTCTGCACGTTGGTGAGCGTGATCTGGGGCTTCGTCTGATTGGGAATATCCGTGAACGGAATGCCCGCGCCGGTCGCTTGGGCGATGCTCGTTTGAATAGCCGTAACCAGCGTCTGGATTTCCTGCGACACTGTGGCGTCGGCAACCAGCGGAATGAGCGCCTGCGCATCGGTAACCGCGCCAAATGGTGGAGCGGTGTTTTGATTGCTGGGAAGTTCGCTGACCAGTCGCTGGGCAATTTGCAGGGCACGCGTTTTGTTTGTCGATTGAGGCGTGTTGTAGCCGCTGAGCGGCAAAGCGATAAGGGCCGTCTGAAGAGTCTGGGCCTGCTGCTTCAGAGTCTGCTGGGTGGGTGAAGCCACCGGAGCATTGCGTTGCCACTGGTAGGTCACGGGGATGTTGGATAGCACCGCGACAGTAAACTGCGCAATATCGCCAATGCCAGCATTCACTGTCTGTGCGGGCTGCGTCACGATCAGAGGCGGCGAGCTTGCGCGGGTGTCGGTTCCGCTGGCGTTGATGGGCAACGCGAATCCTGTGAGCGAACCGTTGAAGGTCAGACCGAGATAAAGGCTCAGCGTGGAAACAATGTTGGTTGTCGTGAAAGTCTGGGTAAAATACGTGACACCATTGGGGAGCGTGAGATTGACACCGCTTGGCCCGGCTCCATTTTCGAAGAACTGAACTTCGAAAACATGGTTCCCAGACGCAAGGAAGATGGTTCCCGTTTTAGCTTTTATGCCGTGTTCCCCGCTGTTGTCAATGACCTGCGTCCCATCGATAAAAAGGAACGAACCATCATCCGATGCAAGTGTGAAGGTGTAGTTCTGAGAAGCAGACGCGACAATGCCGCCGGTAATATCTGTCGAAAAAGCTTTAAGGCCAAAGGGGTGCCATTTGCCATTGAAGTTCTGGTAAAACTGGATGTCGCTGGTCACCAGTGAGCCGTAAAAGTTTTGAAAGGTGAACGCCTTTACTTTTTTACCGGCAGCATCGTGGATGGTAACTGTATCATGCTTGCGGTATACATTAACATTGATGTTAACACCAGTTACCGTGGTCGAGCCAATGGCGTACGGCGTTGGGTACACCTGCATCTCGGTGTGCTGAGCATAATCTTGAGTCGTGTGCGCAAAGACACCGGCACCAAAGTTATTGATGTTTTCCAGTGTGACGGTCTGCGCCGCGTCCGTGATGATGGCAGTGTTGTTACCCATGCCGATGTATACACCTGTTACTCAACCGGAGGTTCTGCAAGATGCTGGTCGGGGTTCGGCTCCTCGGTCATGCCCGGCTCAGGCATCGGCTCTTCGCCGCCCGCCTGTGGCCCAGCCGGGGGTGGCGCACCCGCTCCACCTTCCGGCGGTAACGGCGGCTCATTGCCCGGAGCTTCGGTTCCTTCCGTCGGCGGCATGGGAATGGGAAAGTCGCCTTCTTCATCGGCGGCTGCACCGGGATGTCCTTCGCGTGCTTTGAGGTCTTCCTCCTCTTCGCCCGGCCCCGGCACTTTCTCGACGTAATACGAGAAAATGGCCAAAAGCTCATCAGAAATAGGGTCAGCATGGTCTTTTTCGAGAGCATTGCGGATCGCTTCGATTTGGCCCATGGACAGTTCCAGTTTGTACGTGTTATACGTGCCCTTGACCTTCGAGAGTTTAATATCGCCTACGGGAGGCAGGTTGTTGGCGTCAGTCCTCGTCTGGTCACCGCCCATTGGCTTTTCAGCGGGCTTTGAAAGTTCAGCGGTGGGCGGCTGGGCAACAGGTGCGTTCATAAAATAGTTTTTCGATACGTTCTACTTAAATACGATGGCCGACTTTAATCCAGATTCCGCTGACCGTAAGCAGGTGCTGCACTCTTTGACCGCCAGACACCAGCATATTCTTAGCATTCTCGAAAATTCAGAGCCACAAGGCTTCATCACTTGGGATGTATCCGTCGAGCATGACAGAGAGAATCATTTTTACCGGGCACTTCAACTTGGCCTCGCCATGTTAAGAACCGATTGCACCGATGAATGGTGCGTGGTCGGAAACGGCGTATTTGCCGAAGTGCGCGCCATGGACATATTCCATGAATTGGAGACGGTCGAGATCGCGTGTGGAATGATCTACGCGGGCAAAATTCGTAAAATGAAGGTGTACCTGCGCCCGTGGCCTGCGCAACCGTCGACTGAGTTTTTTATTGGGCACGGCAACCAATGTGTAAAAGCTGTGTCGTTAAATTGCAACGCGGTTTTCCCCGGCGAACGTCCTCAAGGTCAGCCTGACGCCATTAACCCAAACATGATGCCGGAAATGCCAGTCGATCCAATGGGTATCGACTGGCCACATACACGCGAAGAAGAGTACGCAGCAGCCGCTGCTTCGGTTCAGCGAGATCGTGAAAGACAAGCGAAGGAAGAAGCCGGAAGTCCGCTGTGGCGTACGTTGCACGACTGGGTCACTGGAAGTGAAGACGGAAGAGGAAATCCAATTTGATGCTGTTCTTTAGTGCAGCATGAATTTGATCACTTTCGGTGAACCTATCACCATTGCCTTTCGCAAAAGCGCCGGTGCCATAACCGTTACGTTTGAAGCCGGTCGCGAATACCTTCTCGCCAACGCCCAGATTGATCGTCTCCTGAAGGACGAAAACGTCCAGCGCAAGTATTACAAGCTCTCCAAAGCGGAGATGCGTCTTCCGAATTTCAATATCCGCGCCACGAAGAAAGGTGAGCGCGTTTTACTGTACAACGGCTCCGGCGGCTACGGCGATCAGATCATGACATGGCCCGTGGCGCGTATACTTGCTGGGTATGGCCTCGATGTGCACGTGCTGACCGATCCCGGCAACAACATGTGCTGGTGGAATTTTCCATGGGTGAAAACCGTTCAGACGATTCCCATCCTTTGGGAGCAGGTGAAAATGTTTGACCACTGCTGCCTGTTTGAAGCCGTGGTCAATCTCGATGAGCATCAGGATCAGGGACATCCTGTGGATGTCATGCTAAATCGGATGGGCATCAATCCAACCACCATCGCTGACCGCGACAAAGTGGTTCGGCCTAACTTTACCTTCGGCGAACTGGGCACCCTGCAAGGCTTCCTCAATTCCGGCAAGAAGATCGGATTGTACCAGTTGGCCAGTGCCAACCATATCCGCTGCATGACGCCGAGCAACAGCGCTTTTCTGATCTCAAAGCTGGCCGAAGCGACGCCGGATATTCACTGGCTGTGCCTGTACGATGAGTTCGTTCCGAAAACTTACCCGGAAACGTTGAACTGTAAAACCTGCAACGGTACCGGCAATATCGCAGCGCCAGAAGCAAAGGCTCAGAGCGAAGCGAAACAGTGCCCAGACTGCAAAGGTCACAAATACATCGCGCCGAACATCGAAGCCTTCTGCGCGCCGAATCTGCGTGAGCTTTGGGCTTTGACGGAGAAGGTGAACATCGTTGTCAGCCCGGACAGTATGATGGCGCATATCGCTGGTTCTTTCGGCACTCCCTGTGTTGGTCTCTGGGGGCCGGTATCACCTGAGCGGCGCACGAAGTATTACGTCAACCACTTTCCGATTTATCATCGGGAATTTTGCCCGCACTCACCCTGTTTTGTATACTCGGCCAGCTTCCCGAAATACTGCCCTCCGCGTCCCTCGGAGCGTAAGACCTGCGATGTCATCGAAGGCATTTCACCTGACGAAGTCATTGAGGCCGTGAAGAAGATGAGGCGTTAAATTTTGTTGTTGACAGTTTGGTGACGGCTGTATACGTTACCGCCATGACAACGACAGCCGCCAAACCTTCTCTCGATCAGATCAGAGCGGAAATGATTTCCGTCCGATCTGAAATTAGCGCTTTGCTTAAGGGCACTCACTACGACATGGAGATCATCGACCGGACTACCGGCACTTCTCCGAAGTATATCTTGGTATTGACCAGTCGTCGGATGAATGACCGGGAATTTCACCCGCATATAAACATTCAGTGCAAGTACCTGCGCTACGGCACAGAGCCAACTGGTGTGAGCATAATGCTTCCGAAGAGCGGCGGGCGCGGTGCGCGTGATCGCGTGTATACTAACATCAATAAAGCCACTTACGCCAAAATTAAAACCTACCTCGTCGAACTGGAGGAATTGATCTTTCAGACCGAGGAGACGCGCAAGATTTCGAAAGCGAACGAGGCCAAGTGGGAGGCTGTGCGCGCCGAGCAGCTTAATGGTATGATCGAACCTCCGGGAATGGAATGCCGCATCGACATGACCTCGGGCCCAAATGCTGGGAAGTACCATGTGCGGTTTCACGATGTTGGCATCGGGCTGGAACAGCTTCCACTCACTGTCGATCAGGTGAAGCGACTGGCGGCCCTCGTGAATGAATTTGTGGGAACGGAAAATTACCGTGTCATCATGGCGGCATGGCCTGAACAAAACCGGGTGTTTCAGTGGACGCGACACGCAGGCTGGCGGGACATTGTCAGCCCTATGTCGGTAAAGGTCGTGCACAAAAAGGACGTGGACTCGGAACTGGAAGCGGCCAAGCAGCAGGCAGGCAATCAATGGACGATAAAGGTGATGCCCTACGCCCAAGTATTCACTGTCAGCCCGGAGAAGCCATGACACGCCGCCACGCGGACATTCTCGCGAAGATGAAGGCGGGTGCCACGTTGTGGCGCTACTCCACACAGGATACCGGGTACCTCGTTACCGGCGATTCCTCTGAGAGCGTGCGCAAGTCAACCATCGAAAAAATGATCGACGACAACTTGATCGAAGTCGACATGAAGGGAAGTTTCTTTCGCGAAACTGGTGGTTCGGACGAAGTATACAAATTGGTTGAACAAAAACAGGAGCCTGTGTTATGAATCTCGGTGAAGCAGCCCCGCGTGAATTCCACATCGAGTACCGCGATACCAAAGCGTATACAATGCGTGACGTACGGGTCGTGTCCATGCACGAATCCGACGTTGATCGCTGGCCCGGCCCACAGAAGAATGTCTTTCGATGGTGGAAGCTGGAAAACGGCTACGCCGTCGGCTGGAATGAGAATCCGGCCCGAGGCTGGAGCTTTCCGGTTGTCCGCTGCAACAGCGTGGTGGTGCCGGGAATGAAGTTCTTTCAGGATGTTAAACAAGTCGTGGTACGCAAGCACGAGACGCTGGAAGACAACTGGTGGTGCCAAGCAGTAGCCAAAAGTCAGAGGTCTGGCCTCTGGGCATTCAGCGCGCACACCATACTAAAAAACAGGTTGTGATTTATGGGTAAAAGTTTGAGCCAACTGAAGCACGAACTGGCAATCTTGAAAAGCGTGCAGACAGCACCAGAAGTGCTGGAAGCCGCCCGTAAAGTGCTGGAGACACGCAAACCCCAGATCGAAGCCTTGGAGCGTGAGATCGATGGCATGAGAGCAAAGCGCCCAGAAAAGACTCCGCGATGGCCGAAGAATACGCCCCCCAATGTTTTGAAGGCTGCCGAAGACCAATGGCGTGGTACCACTGAATTTACCACGTTCCGTATACACCTATGGAACTCCAAAGCCTATTGGACAAGTTGGCCCAGTGGTGGTTATTCCACAAACGGAGGCTGGGTAAAAGCTCCCGCCTGCTTTAAGCTGGTAAGCCTCGTTGAAACGGAGCGCGCCATGGGGCGCACTGAAGGCGTGGAACTGGCGTCTCTTACCGGGCGCGTCTCCATTCCCGTTATGCGCTCCTTGATGGTTGAAAAAACAGGAGAGGAACCACATGCCGTTGACTGATGCTCCGCAACATCACGCTGCCATCTTTGAGTTCACAAAATCCGCCGGGTGGACGTGCATCGGTGGCTACGTCTTTGTCACGGAACGCGGCGTGCTCGTAGAACTTAAACCCTTCGACAACAAGTGGCATTTGGCGCTGATCGTCACTCCTCGGGCTGAAAGGGAGAAAGGCCATGCGCGTGCCGCCATGAAGGTGGTGCTGAAAGCAGCCGACGACCATGGCGTCACTCTCAGCCTGAACGCCGTGCCCACCCGAGGTAGTGGGATGCGCCAGCCCCAGTTGATCAAGTGGTATGCCCGGTATGGATTTATCAAGGAAACGACAACCCCGCAAATGAATCGCCCGCCTAAACGTGAGAAGACCAATCAACACACCGCCAAACCGTGAATGGCTGAAGAGGCTGTTCAGCCTGACCAATCGTCGTTACCAGCTTTACGACGAGCTTCGCGCCTACACCATCCGGGAACTCCCGGAAAGCATCGGCAAAACGAAGCAGAGCCTTCAGCATGTGAATAAAGAGATCGAAAAGTTGGAGCACACACCGCCAGAGCGTCTGTTCTTACAGGCGCATGATAACGGTGTACGAGAACGCGACGCACTTGGTTGTAACGGGTGACGCAGACGAAATCGACCAACTCGTCGATGATTTCAAGTTCCGTCCCGAGGGCTACTTTTACTCGCCGCTGTACGAGCGCTTCCGGGTTACCCAAGGTAAGGAAGGTTGGGACGGTTACGCCAGACCGTTTCAGAAGCTCTCCGCTACTGCCGGGCGCATTCTTCGTGGGCGCAAAATAGAACTGCTCGCCCTGTGCAGCACCTACGCTTTCAAGGTCAACACGGACAAACTGCTGGCTTCACCGTTTTCTGATCTCAAGCTCGATGATGTAATGCCCGATTTGATCGCGGGCGACTTCACCTTGGACGATTACCAGCGTACGTCCATCCACCGCTGGCTGGTGTCTGGGATCGGCGTTTGCCGGGCAACCGTGGGCGCGGGCAAAACCGCCACCTACGCGGGCGCAGCGGCGCTCATCAAAAGCCGATTCCCTGACGCCTGCTTCCTCTACATGACGCCGACCGAGCGCCTCGTGCGACAGGTCACAAAGGAAATGAGGAAGTTCCTGCCCGGCTGGGACATTGGTCAGTTCGGCGGCGGGATGAAGCAGCTAAACGCCAAGGACATGGTCATCTGCACGGTGGCCATGCTCAACAAGCATTTTCACGTCCTGAAGGGCAAGAAGTGGTTCCAGCGTTTCATTGGGCTCCTGTACGACGAAGTGCATCACTGCCATTCGAACAGTTCCCAGAAGATCATCGTGGAAGTACCGGCGTTTTTCCGGTTGGGTGCCTCGGACACCATGAAGGAGGATCACACGAGCCGCCACAATGCCATCCTTGGTCACTTCGGCCCGATCCTGAATGAAGTGACAGCGGCCCCGCTTATGGCCGTCGGGCGTCTGGCCAAGCCCCACATTTATATTGTCGACATCCCGGAGTGGAACAACAAGCTGCGGGACGTGAGCTACTCGCCGGTGTCCCAGAGCAAAGCGTTTGTGCTCCTCGACGGCAAATGGGAGAAGGCCAAATATATCGGCCCTGTATACGACACTAACGAAAAAGGCGAGTACAAGATGAAGAAGGTGAAGACCGCCGACCGCGCTGAAGACGGCAGTTGGATCACCGCTGAGGAACCGATCACTATTCAAGGGCTGCACCGTATACAACTCGAAGGCAGTGACGAAGAGCACGAAGTGGAATCACGCTGGTGCCTGCTGGATCGCATGTACGACCGTTGCATCATCCAGTTCAAGCCGCGCAACGACCTGATCGTGAAGTGGGCCAAAACGTATTCAGATCAGAATCTGCCGACGCTCATTGTCTGCACTCGCACGCTGCACATTTACATCCTCGAAGCGCTCATCAAAGCGGTCATCGATCCCAAGCTCGTAGGCATTCTGTTTGGTCAGGATAGCGGTGCCGTGCGTGACGAGAAGTTTGAATGGTTCCGCAGCACACCGGGCTCGGTTCTCATCACGCCGCTGGTGAAGGAAGGCGTCTCGATCAATGAGATTCAGGCCGGTATTATTGCTGATTATATTTCAGATTGGGAAGTCGCCAATCAGGTCGTCGGACGCTTCCTGCGTAAAAAGATTGGGCCTGATAACCGGGCGCATATCACTTGGTTTCGTGACCGGCATCATCCTGTCCTCCGCCGGGGCTGCAACAGCGTGTTCCAACAACTGGAGAAGATCAAAGGGTATACATTCTACGATCCAGCCCCGACGCCAGAGGAGTGGCTGCGTCTACGCGAAGCGGAAACGGTTTAGTCCTTCCTGAGCTTTACCCGGTCAGAAATTGTAAACAGCAGGATCAGCCCGAGCAGTGCGTGCATCATGCCCCAGTTGAATTCGTCGGCATTGTGCGTCATCTGCCCATGAATGGCGTAACCGCCTCGAACGGCGATCACACCGACCAACAGCAGGAAAAGTATACTGCGGATCAGTTTCACTCGGCGAGCCCCCACATGTTGGTCGTGACAAAGTCACAAAAAGCAGCCAGCACCGTCTTTTGATGGCCGGTGGCTGCGTCGATCATGGCGTCCAGACCGCTGCGATTGACGAGCAGTGAGAGGTCGTACCCTGTGGCTTTGCGGAACTCTTCCCGCACTTCCGGGTTGCCAATCGCCCACATCACGCACCCAGCCCACGCGTCAAACATCAGGGGCAGGCCCTCCGGGACGGTCTTCATGCCTTCTAAGGGAGGTTTTTCGTCGGTCATCTGTTCTTTGAGAACATGAAAAGTTCGAACATCATTGTCCACAAAAAACGTGACGTTCCATTCACCATGGTGTGGAACGAAATCTGGGAAGCTCCGATCTCATGGAAGGCCAAAGGCATCCTCGGTTACATCATTGGCAAGCCGGAGGGCTGGAAGGTGCGCGTCGCTGATCTGGTGACCCGCTCCCACGGTATGGATGGCGAAACCTCCGTCCGCAGCGCCCTGAAGGAGTTGCGCGCCGCCGGATATGCCGTTTTGGAGTTTTTGACCGAAGGTAATATCCTAAATGGCTCAGTATTAAAGGTTAGTGACTCACCGGTGTTCTTTGACCGCCCGGAAAATATATGTCTGCGTGCCAAGATTTCCCGAGATTCGGAAAACCCGAAACTCGGGAAACCCGAGACTCGGGAAACCCGAGTTCCGGGAAACCGCAATCATAGTAATACTGAGTTGTTAGACAGAAGGAGTTGTTACAAAGAGGCGGCGGTTTCGGCTTCGCGAGGCGAAGCCTCTCCACCACCATTATTACCAAAAGGCCGTAGTCATATTATTGAACCGACTTCGTCGGTGAAAAACACCGCTGACGCGGTGTTGGAAGAGGAACCTTTTGAATTGGATGACCGGGGAGAAGCTTTGAAAAAGATGTGGGATGAGTATTACCCGGTCGCTTTCAAACGGCCAGCGGTACACACTGAAGATGATCTGATTGCTCTCCAGCATTTAGCGGAACAGAGTTCCCTGAAAGAAATGATGGGATTCATTTTGTCCACATGGTCATTCGTAAGGAAAGACCAAGGATTTGATCCATATTTTTACTGCACCCGGTACTCCAATCGTCCTCGGGATATTGTCATGACAGTTTGCCGGGATAAAATCAGTAATCTTGAAAAAATGAGAGGGGAAATGAGTTGGCGGGCTACCAAGGAACAGGTTCAGTTCGGGTACACGTGGTTTGAAAAGATCAAAAGCCAACAAGCCGTAGTTAAGACGTGAAGTTAACTTTTGACCAGCGCCAATCTATTGCCCGGAAAGCGAATTTTTATTTTGACGTTAATTTCAATTACAAATTTCAGGATTCGGTGGTGTACACCGGTGACGGCGTTCCTGACCTTGATAAACTGATTACGATCATGGCCGCCGGTACTCAGCGGTACGCCACGTTCATGGCTGACGTTGGCAGCCAGTACAGCATTTACCGGCCATTTGATCTGGAAGACCTCGTTTCGATCCGGCAAATGTTTATTGAGATTTACGGGGATGTCAGCCGACCAAACGTGTACACCCGTGAACCTCCCGCTACGATTCAGGTTTCCAGTGGAAGTATCGCAGCCACCACGCCACCAGAGATTGCTGAGTAACATGGCTGATCCTGATAACATCGACCCAGCGCAGTACTTTAAGGACGTTGAGCCTTACGGATACGTTATCCGTTTAGGGCAGCACAACTATTGGGGTGTGTGCTGGGGTGAAGTGAAGGATGCAATTATTTTTCCCACTGTGGAAAAAGCGAAGCAGGCTCCCCCGTTTGAAGAGGATGACAATATCAGTCAGAAGTCAGTCATCATTCCGGTGTGGATGGGAAAGGACGGTAATCTGACGGAATCCGCGCCGGAGGCGCGAGCGCAGATCACGGAGGCCAAGGTTGCTGGTGATGTGCTTAAAGCGCGTATCTGGGAGGACTACGAGAAGGCAATGTATGACTTCACGGAGCGCTATGATCATAATCTGGAGGATTTGGCGGTCAGTTTGAAGCAGAGCCGTGGGGAAGGCCGGGTTCACTGGAATCTCATTCCAGCAGCCCGCCTGAAGCGAATCTGGCTGGATTACGGGAAGAGCGGGGTTGTCCGGGATGAGAAGGGAGTCGACGAGATCGCTGAGATTGTCCTGAACAACATTGCGCGCCTGCGCGCCGCCACCGACATGATGGGGCACAGTCAGATGGATGCTCGTCAATACCTCGATGACATGGGTCACGATTACACGGACGAGGAGTGGGATGACTGGATGTCGCGCTGGATGACCGATGAGCGTGGTAACTGGACGATCAGTGATTACGGTTTGCCAAAGCTCGAAGCACTCTACTCGAAGATTTACAACGCGCACACGTCAGAGGAAAAAGCCCAGTGGATCGACCGGGCGCTCGGCGTGGTTCACCAGCGTAGTGATCTTGCATCTCTCTTCGTTGAAGGGGGTAGCAAAACGTTGGATGAAATTTTCAAGCAGGGTGGCTACGTAGCGCCGGATGATCCGATTGGTGAGTCGGAAGACCCTGACGCGGTCAACCCGCGTGATTATGTGCTTGGTAAAGGTTGGCAGTATGTGCTGGCGTACCGGAATGGCAGCGGTGACTACGCGTACTTTGATGAATACCGCTACCGGCAGCGGGATGACTGGACATCGATCAGCAGTGCACCGTGGGTTTCGGACATTAAACGAGCCACTAAGTTTGATGAGGATGAAGCGAAGCGCTGGCTCGAACACTGGCGTAAAACTGATGCGGATGCGCAGTTCGGAAATTATTCAATACAGCCGGTTGCGCCCGAAAGTATTTTGCCGCCGCGCAAGGTGCAGGAGAACGACGAGCCGGAAGAAGTCGATCCTGATGTGCCGGTCAGCCCGAAGCAGTACTTGCTGCGGCTTGATTTTCGCGGTCAGGCACGAAAAGAAGAATTGTCGAAGTACGCTGAGTGGTATCGCAGCGGTGAATGGTGGATTCCGTACGCATCCACAGGTTACGAGCAGGACTTCGATAATGAGGCCAACTACAAATACTTTAAGGAAAAATATCCTTTCCTGACTTCGACGGGGCAGTCGATTGGTTTTGATGTGGATGAGTTCCCCGAAGAATTCGAGTCATTCGAAGCGTTTCTGGCGTCCATCGATGAAGTGGAGTGGGAAACATTCATCGAGGATGTGCGCTCTGTCTACAATGGCGTCTGTGTGGATGAGGACGAGGCCCATCGTTTGGAAAGCGTCGAAACAGATCGCTATATCGCGGAAGATTTTCTGCCTGACCTGCAACGAGAGCTTAAAACCAAGCCAACGTTTCAGGATTCGTTCAGGCAGTATGTGATCTCGCGCATCACCCCGCAGATGATCTGGGAATTGTGCCGCGAAACAGGCAATTACCCGGAGCGACAGGGAAACGGTTCAGTTTTCCTGCGAGAAGAGCCGATGGCAGAGAACATGGATTTTGATTCGGTGTGGCAGATGTTCGATGAAGATGTTCCTCTGGAGGAGGATTGGGAACTGGAGAAGCGAAATTTTTACGCGAGCGAACAGGGGCGTTGGTTCGACCGCTACTTGAACGAGGCCGTTTCGCGCTCACCAGAGGCGCAGCACGCGTTTGCGCAGTTCGATGATGAGAAGACGTTCCTGCTCTTAAAGAGTCTCGTACCGGACACGAACTTCAAGGATACTGATCTGCCGCGCTGGGATCAGGTTTTTCAAGCGGGGGCGTCGGGTGCGGAGAAGGAGAAGAGCTTGTGGGTGGTCACGTATCCTTCGGCGCGTGAGTTTCATCGGAACTACTGGTATTCGTACGTGGAGAGAGCACTGAAGGCCGTGGCTGAAATGGCCGTCGAAGTGTTGCCAACGTGGAGCCGACCGGTCGGAGAGCACCCTGAGCTTCCGCTGGGTGAGTCAGGGCCTGATGACGTTAATCCGATTGATTACTTGCAGACGGTGCAGGCTTACTGGGGGATCGGCCATCAGAACAGTGCGCGCACGGTTTGGTACACCGGCAATCCGTGGGACAAATGGTCGTTTGAAATCGCGGATGCGAAGCCGTTCAAATCTCAGGAAGAGGCCGCGAGCTTCTGTGATACTTTCGGCCCCGGCTGGCACGTGGACATCAAACCGATCCGATTGCCTGAGTTGCATCAGGAATCGGATAGCCCCGATTCAGTCGATCCTAAAGACTACCTCAGTACTTTGCGTCGTGGAAAGATGATCGTTTACGTAAAGTCGGGTGAACGGTTGCTTTACTATCGCTGGGATGCTCACCAGCCCAATATGTTCGTGTCGTGGACGCCGAACGTAATGGACGCTGCGAAGTTTTATGACGAGAGCCACGTGGAAAAAATCATGGCGGAAATGCTGCCTGACTTGCGCAGTCACTGCGTGGTTGAACTTGTTCCGTTCATCGAAAATATAAAGCGCCGGGTCGCTGAGGACGCTGACCCGGATGCCGTTGATCCGCGTGCTTACCTTGGCGGCATGGGTGGTGGTTTTGTATCGGTGATTATTGACGGCCCGCGAAAATACTATTTCAACAGCCATCCGCATGGGTGGTGGGTGCAGAAGGAAAAAGCCAAAGTGTTTGCTTCGGCGGAGGAAGCTCAGCGCGAGAGCACATCGGCGTTGCCCGCCGATAAAAAGTCCGGCGTCCAGATCGAACCACTGCTGGTTAATGAAGCACGCCAGCGCGGACAGCCGTTGCCGCCGGAAGACGAATTGGGCACCGATTACAAAAAGTGGGTGATTCACGGCGGGTATGACTCAGGCAAGGAACTGTACTCAGATGAGACGCTGCGCATCTTCATGCCGCACACTTTCGCCACGTTGGAGAAGTACGGTTTCCCGATGGGTAATGGGCGCTCGCACGATAGTTGGGATCATTACGTGGAGTCAGGCCCGCTGTTTTTGATTATTCCCACCAAGGGTGAGGCATGGTTGATTCGTCAGCATGACGCTTTGATTCAGGAAGCCAGCAAAAATGGGCACTGGTATACGATTCCACCAGACGAACTGGTGAAGACAAAGCCGGAGGGTGTCAAAGCCGGTCAGGTGCTGGCCCAGTTTTTCAAGAAGCGAATGCGGAAGGACTTTGAGACGTACTTCAAATTCGTGTTCGGCTTCGGCGGCCTTGGCATGGTGAAGGGTTATCTGCGCCGGATGAGTCCGGGATCAGATGCCGCTATGGACAATAGCATCGCGATTCAAGCCGCCATGGAGGGCGATGTTAAGATGGCGGCAAAATTCTTTCGGTATCCGATGGACTTGATGAATCGGGACGGCGTCTGGATTACGTTCTCCGATTACAACGATCTTGCTGCGCTGTTCAAGGATGACCATCGACACAGTCACCGGCGCGCCGCTGAGGAGATATTCGCAAATGAAACGCACGACTGGTTCAGTTTTCTGTGGGAACAGAAAATGGATGTGCGCGACATTACTGGGTATTTGGCTCCTGAGCACTACGCGTTAATTCGCAAAGCGTTGGTGGGGCGTAATATCCTTGTGGATAACGAACCCCTGCTGCTGACACCGCAAGTGGTTGACGAGTATACTGACAAGGACATCGAAAACATTCTGGACGATTACGAGGACTATCAGGATGGGGGTGATCTTGAAGACATCGTGGAGGCGCTTCAGCAGGCAGCCCGGCGCGCACTGGAAACGATTTATACGGACGCTTATTTCAAAGGCTACTTGGGAGTGGTCGAGGAAGCTTTTGGGTCGGAGGGAGTGTGGAAGACAGTTAATGGCAAGGAGAGAATAGCGTACTTCATCAAGTGGAAAAAGATTCGCCAATGGATGACCGAGTACGAAGAAGAGGGCAACGATCCGTACGACGGGTCGATTGACGACCTTCCGACAAACGCGCTGAAGTTGGAAGCGCACGAGGAATACCACGGTAGTTTGGACGACGACAAACAGGTCGTGGCGGACAGCCTTTCGGAGTTACTTTCGGAACTGAAGCCGATGCCAGCGCGTGAGCATGTTGATCCGCATCAATCCGATCTGTTTGGTGCTACACCTGAAGACAGGGAGGTAGGTCATTATCAAGTATACAGCGAACACTATCCTAATGGGGCGACAGTTAGGATGACGGGAACCCAGTGGAAGCAGTTGAAACAGGAGCATCCCGAGAAAACGAGCAAGGAAGCGTGGGATGCTTACGCGAAAGGCCAGTCTGAGCCACCTGCACCGGGTCTGGGCGAGTCACTGCTGGAGGATCAGGAACCAGATGTGGTTGATCCGAAATCGATGGCTATGGGTTTGACGCCGCAGTTTGTGATCACTCAGGACGTGGCGGGTCAGAAGCTCTACTGGATTGATTTTGCTCCGTATGGCCCGGTCAGTTTTACACCGGTAGCGAAAGATGCAAAGCGTTTTTCAACACGTCCCGAAGCGGAAGCTTTCATGGCAGAGCGTAGTGATAACATGCGCTGGAGCGCGTATTCGCGCTATCACCTGCCGGGTGATACTTTTGCAAATTTTAAGGGTCACCCGAATGTGGAGCCTGTATACGAGTCAACCTCACTGAATGAGGCGTTATTGATGGAGAGCGGCTACAAGTTTGCAGTGACGCTGATTTCGCTGCCCCGCGAGCTTGCTGACTTTGTAGTGAACTGGGGCAAAATAAACGTGCCGGATGAATGGCTGTACTCGAAGGAGGGTGACGACACCATGGGTCGCGAACTAGAGCCCCACATCACCGTGAAATACGGTCTCACCGTGAATGATGCGCCACAGGAGCTTCGGGAGATTATGGCGACTACGCGACCGTTTCCAATTTTCTTTGAGAAGCTTTCGCTATTCAACACGAATCCAGAATACGACGTGCTCAAGCTTGGTATCGAATCACCGTGGTTGCACGATTTGAACAAGCGTATCAAGGCGGCAATTCCAAACGAGGATAAGTTTCCCACGTACAACCCGCATTGCACGATTGCTTACGTCAAGAAAGGTGTTGCTGACAAACTCGCCGGACTGGACATTTTCGGCCCCGGAGGAGTGAAACCGCAATTTACGGCATACAGTTTACAGTTCAAAGGCGCTTGTGAAGATAAGGATGATCCTAATCGAGTGAAGGAAGTGTTGAATTTCAGCACAACGAAAAGGCCACAGACGGAGGCGCAAGACCCGGATGCGATTAGTGCGAAGGATTATTTGACGAGCTTGAGCAGACCTCTTGCAATTTCTTACCTTAGCCACAACGATGGGCACCGCATTTATTTCTGGAGGTTCAATAATCCCCGGAGCATGGATTACCTCAGCAACTGGACGGGTAATCCTGCGGATGCGATGAAGTTCAAAACGGAGGAAGAAGCCCAAGATTTGATTGATGACCAATACGCTCTGCGTGCGCGGGCTACTTCAAGGGAAGGCATATCAGACACGCAATATAGC